CGGCTAGGCTGTCGGCGCGGTCCGATGCCGCGATAATCTGGGCACGAGCCGAACGGCTTTGCTCGAGGTCACGCCCTGCGTGACGCTGTTCCCGTCCGTACAGGAACAGGACTAACGCCACCACGAGTGACCACTCGATAATCTGTTTGGGCAACTCGCGCATCATCCGAGACGCTCGACGATTCGGGCACTGGCGACTGCGTCACACAGGGCTTCCACGCCGTCCACGGGCAGCACGTTTTCCAAGCCCGAGTCGGACAAGCACACATGCATGGCCTCGTGGTAAAACACACGCCATTGCATCTCCCGCCCAAGCCGAGGCGCAATCCAGATCGTGCGATGCTCAGCATCCCACAGCCCCCATGCCTCGCGCCCATCCTCGGTCAGTAGCCCTTTCCGTCGCTTGACCACGACCGGTCCCCCGACGCATTGCACTCGTCGGGGAAGCGCAGGCCACTTCCGAGTCTTCACCACCGACTGCCTACTAGAACGCGACAGCTCGGACAATCCGTAGCCCAATCCCCAAGGCGACACAGATGCCGACAAACGCCACGAGGATGACTAGCACCGACCGTGCAAAATCACGGAAGCGGGGTGCGGGTGGTGCAGGGCGCATCGTGGTCACTGGAGGAATCTCTAGCTTCGGACGGCGTGGCATGGACATCGGACACTCCTGTTAGTTGCAGTTCCATTTCCGCAGGGATAATGCTTTGCGCGTTGGCTTGCCCTTGTCGTCCTTCATCGCGCCCGGCATACCAGACATTCTCGCACAAAATGACTTTCTTCGCTTCGCTGGCTTACTATCTGGGTCCAGCTTACTCGGCTTCGTCGTGACCGCCATACTCAGGGTCGACCCCGGATTCTCCCGACGATAAGACGCAATCCCCTTCCGGTTCAATCCGCCCTCTGGGTCTTTCCCTTCCTTGCGCTTCCACGCACCCGGTCGCTTCCCGCTAGTTGTTGCCATCGCTGTGCTCGTTCAGAATAGGGAGTCGAATATCCGCGTTCCGTATATCGGGCTGCGGTTCGTGCGTATCATCCAGCGTTTCCATCAAATAACAATGACCCATGCAGCTGCCGCAGACGCAGACTCTGCCGTCTTCGTCGATGCGTTCGCCTGTTGCATTACAATGCGGACACGCGACCCGCAGCGTCTGGCCTCTAGCCATCATCCTCTTGACTGACAAAAATAGCGTTCAGCTTTTCGCGCACAACCTCAATCGTCATCTGCGCGGCCTCACCCTGCAATGCCGGATGGTCCAAGCAGTCGTCGAGCGTCATATCCACTTCCGCCCCGACCTCTTGCCGAATCAAGCCCGTCATCTCGTCCTGCTCGTCCCGTCTCATTTCCCTTTGCCCCCCTTGGTCACACGATAAGCAGGCACCATGGTCTGCTTCCCGTCAATCGATTCCCGCGACACGCGCCGGCACTCCAGCCGTCCAGCCACCTTGAACACGCGCAAGTGTTTCGCAATCGTCGGACGGCCCATGGTCGACGCCTCCATCATTTCCGTAGTGGTCGTAAACCCCGACGGGTCTTTGACCGACCGCTGCGCCTTGCGGATTGCCTCAAGAAGTTCGTTTGTGGTAATGTTTACCATGCTAAGGTCTCCAGACAGAAGGGGGCTTCGGCTTCAAGAAGAACGGCTCGACCTCAAACTTCCCGTCACGAATCGCGATCGTCACCGCGCTAATGTCCGCGAGTGTGTTTGGCGCAATCTTGTGGACGTAACTCGTCGCCAGCTGCCATGCCCCTGTCTGGATGAGGCGGGTTGGGTAGGCGTTGTAAGTATCGGCATACCGATGCATATGCGAACGGACTGCCAAATCAGGGTGTCGTTCCCCCTGCATATGCGCCTCGCTCCATATCTCGTAGGCCGCTGAGTTCACTGCCGTCATCTTGGTCCACGGCCTGATGCCAATCTTGCCATGATGGGCAAAGTCCAGCTTCACGTTCTGGAACTCCGCGACCCACTTCCACCAGCTGGCTGTCCCTGACTCGACATCCGTAATCACAGGCCGCCCGTCCTTCTTGAGCCCGACCGCGACCCGTTCCTCAAAGGCTGCCGATGGCCCCACATGGGCCTCAGTGCCTCGGACAAACAAAAGCGCCGTCGGCTCTAAAGCCAAAGGCGCTCGGAGGACTTCGTTGAGAACAGCGGCTTGTGCGGTTGGGTTGCCTGATAATATCTGCGTCGTGCCGTGGTGATTCCCATCAACAGCGTCCCCGTTACACACCACCAGCAGGTCGGCCTTGAGCTTGTCGCGTCGTTCCTCGACCGACTCCCAGTATCGGTGCCACCCATCCCAGAGCCAGCGTTGCGCTCGGCTATGGGTATAATGCCCCCCATCATCCAGCGACACCTGCGGCGGACAGAGTGCCGTCGTGCCGCCACAATGTAAGTCAGACACCACCGCAATCAACAGCGTGTCTGCCTTGAACCGCATCGAGGTGTTACGTTTGGGCATAGCTGAACGGTAAGAGGGTCCAGACGGAACGCAAGGGGTCAGACCTGACGCAGGACCTTGATCCGGTCGCTGATGAGGCGGGACTTCTTTACGACCCCATACCCTTCCCGCTGGTCGCCTACCGCCCCATCTGGTATGGTATTCCCCTCGATAACGTCGAGACGTTTTGGCGTCTTGCCCACCACAATCCCGATATGGGCATATCGCTGGAGCTTCGGGAAATAGAACACCACAAGGTCGCCCAGCACGGCTTTATCTGCCGGCAGCAGCCGCCCCGAATCGACCATAAACTGTACTCGACCACTCCGCTTCAGGGTGCGGGTCTCCCCTGCCTCGTCCAACACCCCCCACGCAAAGGCCGCGCACCACGCCGACCCCACTGGCGAGCCGAGCGCCTTCAGCCAGCGGTCGATGAGTGGGCCGCGATTGCTGCCCTTGGGCTCTTCGCAAGTACCTAAGTACTTGTATGCCGTCTCAACGAGCTTCACGGTTTTCTTTTAACAATTTCTTTTTAAGCATTTCTCTTACGCGAGGAGTCGCACGCCCGCCGCCAAGATAATATTCGTACTCCTTGTCAAAGCCCAGCCCGCCCTGCCCCTTACCGGCTCGCTTGGCGAAGAAATAATCCTCAGCTAGCTCTCTCTGAAATCCGTTTGGATCCATACGGTCGAGCCACTCAATCTCCCTGTCAGCGTCCGCAGGATTCTGAAGGCCATAACCACGCTTCGTCATAGAAAGATCGTCCGCTGCCCGATACATACGATCCTCTAGTTCAGGCTTTGTCATCCTAGTCAACACCTCGTCGTTTTCAATGCCAAGAATGCGTTTTAGGCTTGCCGGGATCCGACTGGCCGTAAACTCTGCCGCCTCCCCACCAACCTTGCCCATACTCCCCACGCTCCCCATCGCCGCCTGCTTCAAAAACTCGTCTATCGTCGCTGGGTCTACAGGGTCACGAAGGCTGGCAATGTTCGCCTTGGGGTTCTCATACAGTATCTTTTTAAGCAGGTCGCCAAGCCCCTTTGTCGGGCGAGGGGTTCGGCTAACCGCTGTATTGTCCGGGTATATCCGTGGTCCTGTCATCTAACTTGCCTCCGCATCCCACAGTGAACCATCAGCCCGACGCTGGGCGATCTCGATCTGCGTCTTGTTCGTAATGTCCATTGAGGCGGACTGGAGACCGACCCGTTGCAGGAAGGCCAGCAGCACCTTCTTTCCGTAGGCCGTGCAGATACCGAGCGTCAGTACCCAGAAGTCCACCCACGATAGGCCCTGTTCGTGCTGGATGGCTCCGTGCGCCACAAACACAAAGCAGGCAATCGCCAGTAGCCTCGTGAGGGATAAGCCCCGCAGACGGTCATCTAGGGGCGCGATGCCCCATTTGAGGATGCTCAGTAGGGTCTTCATGGGCAAGCCGAGTCTACGGCGTTTCGAGGGTCACGGCACAGCATCCGCTTGATCGCCTCGACCTTGACTTCTAGGCGGTCTACGTCTGCCCTTTCCGCTTTGCTGGCCACCTGCCCATTGAGGATAGTTGCAGAGACCGCCAGCGTCACAATAAATACCGCAATGTTCCATGAGTTGCGCTCAAGGAAGGCATCAAATCGAGGGCTCATGGTCGTGTTGACTCTTTAGAAGGGAGCGACGATCCAATCGCCCGACCCATAATAGCTGCAGTACGGTTGGCCACTGCTGCATTTTTTCCACGCACCTTAGCCAGCTGCGCAATCTTTTCCTGAATGGATCCGGGCTGATCCATGAGTATGCGCATCAATGTCTCGGCCTGCTTTTCTAACGCCTTATTTCCAGATGCGCTTGCCAGCTCTCGTCCTACATTTGAGAGCGTCCATATGAGATTTGGTCGCACTACATTGGCTCCTTTGCGTAGAATCCCGCTAGGCTCCGGTATGTCCGCTAGTCCAATCCTTCCAAAAAGCGCGTTATCAAGTGCGTTAGACCGTTCCCATGCCGCTTCTGCTTTTGCTACGCCCTCTGTGCCTTCGCTCGTTGTTGCAAGATTCAACTGTCGACGGTTTGCTGGCACAGTAAGACCTAGCCGTTGACTCTTTTCAAGCTTGTCTTGAAAAGCTGCGGCAATAGCCTTTCTTGCCGTCTTCTGCTCAGCGGGTGACAGTGAACCAATATAGTCTTCTAGCTCAACCATCGACTTATCAAACTTTCCCCCAGCAGGGATGCCCTCCGACCCAAAGATATTAAGTCCACGGGTAAGCTGCTCTTCGCGAGGAGAGACTGGCCGTGCGGCAGGGGCATCAGGCGCCACATATTTCCCTGGAGCATCTGGCCTTGTGATGTCCGCCAGAATCTGCTCTCGTGAGCCTGGTGGATAGTTGGCATCAATGTACCGTGACACAGCACTCCGAGGCGACTCAAGCTGAGTCCTAAACTCCGCAGGGCTGCTTACTCCATCTAGCAGTTTAGCAACAGTCGCAAACCGTCCACCGGCTCGCGCAAGATTTGCATCCCCAGGTGTAGCTCCCGCTCGCCTTGATAACTCCGCTTGCAAGCTTCCAGCAAGCATATCGTCAGCTAAAAGCGGCTGAAGCTTTGTCCCTGATACCACTGCCCGTTGAGTTGTTTGTGACGCCTTGTGCGCTTCGTCTGCTGCTTGAGCAGTCTTACCCTGCATTGCTCCAATCCTTTCATACACTTCCCGTTGGGCAAGTTGAACAGAGGGACTTCTATCATATGGAAGATTTGTTGGGTCGTTTCCTGATCGGTGCGCCGACTCAGCCTTAAACTCTAGAAGAGCAAGTTCGTCGGGAATCTCTATCTCTCTTTCACCGACCATCATTGTTGGCATCGGTTTAACACCCGGACGGTTAGCGCGTCGAAGGCGCCTGATTGCCGTCCAAATCTCTTTTCCTTCCTGAGTGTTTGTTACATCATCCCAATCCTGCATATTGATATCCGCAGGAATGCCAGAAAGTTTTCTTACCGCTGTATAGTTTTTCTTATCTGCAATCTTACGAGCTGACTCATGAGCGTCAAGAAAACTATACACATCAGGTGTCTCGGCCCTTGCTTCTAAGGCATCAACAACTTCATCGACAGTAAGCTTGCGGTTAGCAGCGGTCACTGCCTCATCATTTGCAGCCTGCCCTGCACGTACCACTTCCTTGTATTGTGCATCATCAAAGGCGCTTCCCGCATCTCTCTCCCTTGTAAGCCTTGCAGCATCGCGCACCATGTCGTCTGCATCTACTGGGGCAATTCCCGTTGCATTCCGCACAGCTTCTTGCATCGCGGCAAACTCCTTATCGGCACGCGATCCTATCCTTTGCTTAGCAACTAGTTGACCGGCTTGAGACCGTGAGGCGCCGATCCCAAGATCTTGCACGTATTGACCGGCAAGGTCTAGTGCAGTTTCTTCTGGTCCACCTACAATATTTGAAGCAGCACGACTAGGCGTTAGCCTCTCGGCGTCAGTAAGATATCCTGCTACATCTTGTTCTACTCCAGACATACCGCCGACACGTCGTTTGGTAAGCGCGTTGCTTACCTTTCCAGCAGCTCCGCCAATGAGTGGAGCAAGGGCTGTGCTCAACGCTGCAGAGTAGCCAACCGGCGCAGCCGTGCCAGTCGTTGTGCCAAAGTTCTCGCCATACGCTTGCGCTGCACTCTGAGTGACTCCTTCGGCAGCCCTGACCCCTGCGCGAGCCAGATATCCCCTCAACCGAGGATCGTTCATTGCAGCACTAGTTAGTTGTGCAAACCTTGGGCTATTGGACGCAAGGCTTGCTTGGGCACCAGGCAGAGGAAGAGCCGCTTGTAACGCCCCTGCTGTAAACTGCAAAAGTGCAGGACTTGCATCACGACGAGCCTGTCTTGCGTCACGGTTTTGGAGAAACTTTTGCTTAACCGTAACGGATGGGTCCATGTTTATTGCGCCAAGTGCATCGGCAATATTACCAGAGATTCCCCCCAAATCAGCTAGTTGCTCAGCAAAGTCTTTTGTATTACGGGCCGCTTGGCTCAAAATGCTACGAGACTTGGGTTTTGCGCGTGGACGTTGCCGTTCGTCAGCCTTTTTTTCCGCATCTCCTGCAAACGGATTTTGCGCATTACGTTCGCTGTTTCCCACATACGGATTTGTCATTATGGCCGAGCCTTGCGGACGGCTGCTGTAGCTGCAGCAGCAGACATTCCGTTATTCACAAGCCGATCCCACATTTGTTCCTTTGTTTCTGACGAAGCTGTTTGACTCTGAGGGTTCTGTCCGCCGCCAAATCTTTCCGCGTCAGCTCCACCGTATTTAATCATTGCAGCAAGTTTTGCATCTCTGATTCGCTTCATTTCATTAATAAAGCGTTTTGCCTTAATAACTCCTGACGCCTCAGAATCGTTCTGATTTGGCACATATGATTCCAGAAGCCGAAGTTCGGTTGCTGACAAGGCAGTGCCGCCACGCTCTTTAGCTAGCGTACCGTACATGTTGCCAATGAGCGCCCGAACATCTTCACCCACGTCCCCACCCACTCTAAATAAGTTCTTTGTCCATGCTGGCAATGGAACAAACCCGAGTGCCCGACCTGTTGCATCCGTCTCTGTTGATACTGCGCCCTCGAGCGCCGTCAGTACTTCTTCCGCTTGTCCAATAATTGCGTCGTACGCGCCAAGTTTTTCAATCTGCACGGGACTAGGGCGAAACCCGCCCTTTGACCCTTCTTTAGCGTTATTGATTTTAATTTGCGCTGCGACTCCAACGTCGCTGAGCGGGTCTACTGGAAACGGTTTTGGGAACAGATTGTTAAATGCATCAGGGTACTGCACCGCAAACTGTTGCTTAGCAACTGCAGCACCTGGCCCCGTCCCCTTGGCCAGTTGTGCCAAAGCCCACATTTTTTGGAACTGCTTATCGGTCTCAACGCCCGACTCGTCCTTCAGCACTGCACGCAACGCCGTTGCGTTGGCGGAAAGAACGCCCTGCTCCTTCGCGTTTTCCAATGTCTTCCGGGCAAAGGCTTGATCGCCCAACTCGTTAGCAGTTGGCAGGTACACTCGTCGTCCACCAGAGCCCGGCACTTCTATGGCCTGACTAGCCATCCGTACACGTTCCTTATCTAGATCAATACCAATGTTGGCTGCATTTGGTGTAAGGCCTATCTTCAACGGTCCACGAGGCGTACCATCCGCCCTTGGAGGTAGTGCGTTTGCTGTCCCCAATAGCGCGGCCTCTACCCGATCCATCTTCACAAGGCTTGGCGCATCGGGGTTGCGTGTACCCGGGCCCATGTCGTCGGTATATCGACCACCCATCTTTTGAAGCTCTCGCTCCATTGTAAACTGCTGAAACGCCTTTTGTTCTTGACGGTCCTGCTCTTCCCTTGCCCGTCGTTCTGCTTCAAGAGCTTCCTCTCGTTCACGCTGCTTGAGGTTTGTGTAGCCCTTTGCTCCACCAGCAAGGGCAGCAAGGATGGCACCGAGTCCGTTTGGCATATTAGGCAATCCCAAGAAGTTTCTTGTCTGCTGGCGTCAGCTTCGAGTACCAGTCTGGACCATACAACACCTTCAGTTGATCCATATAAAATGTGCGTTCTGCCAGTGAGAGCCGACGCGATTCCAACGCCCCGCCCTGCTGCAACTGACCGACTCCCAGATTGTTACTCAACACGCCCTGCACCGCACTGAGACCACGATTGAGATTCGCCATCTCATTCTCAATCCGCATTGCCTCTCCCATCCGTCCTTCAGAGACTGCGTTCTGATATTGACCCTGCAACGCATTGAAGCGGTTGATTTGCTGATTTGCTACTTCGGCGTATAGGTTCTGGCCAGAGGTCATCGCCTGTGCACGGTCGCCAGCCTGTGTGGTCGCCGCCTCACGCAAGAGTCCTGCGGTCAGGTCAGACCGGACTCGTGCCTGCCGTTCGCCTAACGACTCGCCTTGCCGTGCCGCAATAGAGGATGCTTGCAATCCACGGTTCGCCAGTTGTTCCTGCATTGCCCGATTCTCTTGACCAAACTGTGCGCCAAGGTTCGCCTCTGCTGCGTCACGAATCGACGTAAATGCTTCGTTGTCATACCGCGACGGGGTCTTGAGTGCCGCTTGCACTGCCGCAATCAGGTCAGCCTGCAACCCACGGGTAGCTTCTGGTCCTTGCTCTGCGCCAGCCATTGTCGGGGCGGCAATGCCACCGTAAGGCTGAATGTTCGGCGCACCAACGCTCAGGTTCCCGCCTGACCGACCAAGGAAAGCATTGACTCGCGCCAGCAGGTCCTTGTCGTTGATCGCCAGCTTAGAGTAGTCGGGCAGTGGCACTGAGTCGCTACCACCACCACCGCCCCCGCCACCCGGAGTAGGAGTAGGAGTGGGAGTGCCAGAAGTGTTAGACGCACCCGGCATAGGAATGCCGAGACCACTAAGGAATGTTACCAACTCTGCGCGTGATGCAACAATCGCTGGATCGTTGGCAAAGCCACCCTTGCCACTTCCCGAATACTTATCAAGGAAATCCTTTTTCTCAGGCTCCGACATTGCAAAGATGGCGTTCAACATCGGAATGGAGCGATACTGATTGAGCGTTTCAATAGTCCGTGCCGTACTCTGCTGCGACTCGCTGCCACCAAGGACAGCCGATGGGCTCTTAGCCGACTTCTCAAAGGCTGTTTCTGCCGCTGTGTATCTGTTGAGGTCGGCTTGCGAATTGAAGACCAGCTCGCCCGTTGTAGCGTCCTGTGATGTAAAGGCGCTATGCATAGCCGCAAATGCAGCATCGCCATCACCGCTACCCATGGTTCCCCTATATCCAATCCCGCTCAGACTATTCCCAGAACGAGGCTTATACCTAAAGGTTCCTGAGGCTGCTGCGTTTTCCGCATCCTTCTTTCTTTGTTCTTCCGCCTCGTATGCCTTCTTCCGCTCCTGATACTCCTCCTCCGTCTCACCCTCTAGTGGCGTTAGGATAGAAGATGGTCCGCCACCAAAACGATTGACACCACTAGAGGTTGGGGTAAAGGCATTGGTGCTGGGCGTAGTAGCGCTGAAGTCAGGCTGCCCACCATACCCAGCCGCAAGCTGGGCGCTTACGCTACCCAGCAAGCCCTCTGGATCGCCTGTAGGGGCAACCTGCGGGGCTGGACGGGCAAGCCCTTCACCCTGTAGCTGTGCAAAGCTAGGCTGTCCCGCCGCAGGGCCGCCGGGGAACCGTATCTTCGGCGCACCACCAAAGATGTTTGCTGCGCCTACCTGTCCCTCTTTCTGGGCATCTCCATCACTGGCGGTCGTGATGGTCTGATTCCCAAAGAGGGTCTTCCGATACCCTGCTTTGCCGACGGCCATTAGATGTACCCCTTCGAGCCAAGACCTTTCATTACGGAACCACCAAAGAGGGTGCTATCTCCACCCATAATCGCCTTCATCAGTTGCTCACGAACCGGCGACAGTTCCGCATCACGGTTCTGCATAATCATCAAGATGCGCTTCCGGTCTTCTTCCGAGAGCGACTGAATACGGGCGTCCCGCGCTTCTTTCGCAGCGTTAAGACCGTAGTTGCGTAGCGACTCAGCCTCTCGCTGGTCAACGGTACGGTTATAATAATCCCCCATACGCCTGTCATTGGCCTCTGCAGCTCGATCCTTTTGGTAGCCAGAGTAGGCATTATAGGCACCTGTTCCAACTTCTAGTGCATTCAGCCACGGTGACTTACCACCACCGGTAAACATGTTCTTGAGGCCTGTGCCTAATCCCTTGAAGGATCCCATGTCAATTCCACTAGTTGAAGAAGGTGAAGCAAGAGAAAGAGGTGGAGCCTGTCCAAGACTGGATACTCCGGGACCGGAACCCATTCCAGCCAACCGAGCTGCTGGTGCCGTTGCCAGTCGTGTAGGCGCAGCTTTTGCAGCTTGAGATACCGCGCTCATTGGGCCATTGTAGCCAAAACTAGCAGCAAGGTTCTGCCCACCACTGGTGAGCATGGCGTTCTCAACGCCCGTCTTAGCAATGTTCCCAATGTTCGTTCCCTTGCGAATCCCGGCTCCAGCCGCCGCACCAAGGCCGCCCAGCAGTACGCCGCCAACCCCACCAGTGAGCACTCCTGCAATCGGAGCCACGTTCTTGAGCGCATTGCCCACAAAGTTGCGATTCCGGTCAACAAGACCACCAGTTCCCCACTGTTGATGCGCGTTATCTACCGCTGTTCCCGTGGAGTTTGCCAGTGCGTCGGCTTCTTTGTGGCTGAGCTTTCGACCATCCTTATACCACCAGCCGTCAGGACCAATCGTAGCACCCATGGCCTTTGCTTGTGCAGCAGCCCGAGGGTCGCCCGTCTCATATGTTCCACGGTAAGTACCCTGCGCCATTAGTCTTCACTCCGAAAAATGATAAAGTCCAGCAACGCACTTGCCGGCGCTGCTGTCCCAAAGGTGCAGGTAAAGCTCGACGCGGTGCGGACTGTCACGGCACGGGTCGTCAGCCACGAGGTTGTGATATGCACCCCGTAGTTCGTATCCTGTTCCTCACGAACCAGAGGAATCACAGCAGTCACCGCCGTCACGGTCACAGGAATCTGCACCCCGCAGCCACCCGACGTAGCATACCGAATCCGTAGGCGGCGTACCTGTTCCTGCTCGCGGGTATTGATCATCGGGGCCGTCATTAGGTTCCCCCTCGGCGACCCATCGCAAAGGCTTGCACTTCTGCCCGTGAGTACAGGGCATCGGCTTCACCCGAATCCACAATCGTTACGTCAATCCATTCCCCACGGTCAGCCAGTGGGACACGGAACATCGCAGCATTGGTCACGGCTAAGCTCGTCGCATCAATCGCATAGCTGCCGCTGCCCGACTGAGTGACCCATTCCACCGACACATCATCCGTACCACGGGGGTCCATCAGGAGGTAGCCCCACCGATAGGACTTCTCGTTCATCGCATCGCCAGCAAAGAAACGGTGTGGCTGCACCCGCATCGCAAACTCTTCGCCCACCGTGTAGTTCACGGTCAAGTTATCAAGGTATGCCCCACCTGCATCGCACAGCGTCACCCATCCACTCGCATCACCACGGAGGATGAGGAACCGTCCCTCGTTGTCCTCAGACTCGAAGTGGCAAGTAGTCGCTGGCGACAGGTA